GGATTACACAAGAACAAATCATGATCCATTATCAGCACCCAATCATGGGCCTTTTCCATTATCCGATTGTACGCAAACCCCACCTTCTTACACGGTTCGTATGGAATTACGGTTTCTATAAATGGTCTTTCAGACATAACTCCCTCAATTGTTTTTCATCGCTGTCATAATTAACCCGCCAGAACTTCTCTCGTATGGCTTCCACAGGAGGGATACCGCTTATGGACGCTAACTGGAAGTCAACTAAATACACCCTGCCATCAAGCATCGTACAATTCCTGAGCTGGCCATTAAAAACCAAATCGTTGTGGACGATATCAGCCTTATTTAGAACGCTTACGATATGGTCAATCTGCTCTACCGATACGCTTTTCGCCTCTTCACCTACATAAGACATTTGAATGAAATTCCTGCCGTAACTCTTGACAATAGGCGCTATGTCATATTTAGCCAGGATCTCAAGTGCCTTAACTTCATGTTCCACGATCGGCTCAATCTGATGGTCTTTATAATACGGTTCTAAGAACGAATTGATTAGCTTGGTTGTGGGAGCATTGAAATCAATGGTCTTTAATATAATTGCATCCTTTAAATCAGGCCATCCATCATGGTTCAGTCTTAGGATTTCTATCTTTGCAGTATTCCCATTCATCTATGACACCTGAATATGTTTCGCGAATACCAGCCATCCTTTACCGTCCCGAGATCGTCAATTTGGTAATCGGTATTATCTTTGAGAATCTTAAATACATCGTCTTTTGAAGATATGTTGGCGCTCTTGGCCATGGCATCACCTTGAGTGGTTGAAAAGAAGAGACAATCTGTTTTCTGCGACACGATCGAAATGGCTTCATACGCATCTTTATCAGCCTGCTTTAATAGCCACATCCACTGATCGAACCATACGATAAAGTCGTACCGCTCTAATCCGGATATCAGCTCCTTGTCAATAATTGCACAGGTGAACCGAGCGCCTGTCTTAAAATGGCCCTCTATCGCATTCGCAAAGTCTATGACGGCTTTGTCGTAATCAATGCCGGTCATATTCGCTCCCGCGGATTGAAGCCTAAAGGTAACTCCCCCGGCAGAGCAACCAAGATCGAGACCCTTCTTGCCTTTCACGTCAAACTCTTTCAGCAACCTGTCTGTCCTGAGTTGAGTATTCTTCCGGTGGCTTGGGAAGCTCATAAAAGGAATATCATGATACAGCTTGCCAGGGTCCAGTGAAGACCCCCCTACTTTTTCTACACCTATTTTAGAAGCAAGGCTTTTTAAGTTTTCCAAATCTCAACACCTACCCTCTCCAGGATAATATTTATTCAAGAATCCGTCCCAATCAAGACTATTCTTATATTCCATGGATATCAGGTTGGCGTTCCCTTCTGATTCCAACTTTCTTCTTCTGGCAAGCTCGGCCACCATAGTTCTTTCACCGAAAGTCTTATCGTAGTATTCAATATATTCTGGGTTAGTATATTCAGGTTGCCTTGCATGGAAACCGGGAGTTGCCAGCGTAGCACCCCTTAAAAGATCTTGTTTTCCAAAACCCCGCTTTAGCATTTGATGAAACTCCGGCATAGGCCCAACTCGTCCCTTACCCCATGGCACTACAGACCACTTAAAACCCTTTAGGAAATGCTCAGACCATAAAAAAACATTGCCTGCCAGTTCCCTTGTTGGAATATAGTGGCCTTTACCAGAAGGAGTTATTTTCTTAAACTTCTCCTTGGCCAGCCTAACAAGACCAATCATATAACCAACATTCAGTTCCTCAAAACAGGCTTTCATATTCTTGTCCCATCCAGGTTCAACAAGCATATCATTGGCTATGGCCCCTACCACATCACAATGCTCAGATAATATTTCCATTCCTTGGTTCGCAGCATACCCCGGGTGTTTATTTTCAGGGTTATAAATAACCTGTTTTATGATGTCGTTTTCTTCCTGAAACTTAGCCAACATCTCTTGAGTACCATCGGAACTGTGATTATCAATTATGACCACCGATACATCAGCGCCACTTCCCCATAAAAGAGTTTTTATACACTGTTCACTGAACAGTTTTCTGTTGCATGTTCTAAGGGCAACGCCTATTTTTATATTCCCCACTTCAAAGACTCCTTGCGTTAAATACAAACAACCTTTTATCTCCGGGCTTTAATAGAACAGTCACATCTTCAAAACTCAACCATTCACCATATCGGTCCATAACTTCTTTAGGGTCTTTAAACCATCTCACATGAGCCTTTGAATCAAAATCGGGGACTGAAAATACCACCTTACTATTAGATGGGATACTTGCTACAACATCCCTGTCAGCATTTATATGCTCAAGCATTTCCAGGCAAACAAAACAGTGGAACTCCTTATAAATCTCAAAATTTTTCTTGTCCCGTAAATCTGCCAAAATAAACGTCATGTCCCCGGCACGTTTGCGTGCTTTATCAAGTACGATATTGGAAATATCAATTCCTATATACGGCTTATCGGTAAGAAACTCCGCCAAATATCCGCAACCGCATCCTAACTCAACAATGGTTTCATTAGCTGGAACATCCTTTAAGTATTGCAATGCTGTTTGATACAAGGGTGGAAATAAAAAGTTGTTACCAATATAGAAATCGGCGTCTCTCTCAAACCCCATCATAGCCTCTCTTCTTTTGGAACCAGACCAACAAACTTAGCGGGAGAACCCATCCAAAATTCTCTTTCGGGTATATTTTTCGTTACCAAAGACCTTGCCCCGATCAATGCTTCCCTGCCTATTATCACCCCCGGCATAATTAGGGCTTGGGCGCCTATCCTGGCGCCATAACAAATACATGGGGGGGCTAAGATTGTTTTTTCTTTCCTGCCATACAATATGGACTTCGCATTTAAAGCCATTGCACCTGCCCCATAAAATACCCAATCTTCCATCACAGCATCTTTAGTGAAGTTGGAATACACACCTAAATTACAATGATTACCTATCCTGGCTCCCTCCTCTGAACTAAAAAAATGGCTGATCTTTGTATCATGGCCCACAATCGTATTGGGTCTTAGGATGCAATTATGGCCAATCATAACATTATCACCAATCTCGCAACCATCCTCGATAACAGTCCCCTCGCCAATCCTGACGCCTTCACCGAATTTAACCCCAGAATGAATCCGATACCAATCACCAAGCAGGTTTTCCCATTTATTCTCGTAAGGATTCATTTTTAGTCTCCTTCCAGTAAGAAACCCCGTGACCATATACAAATTTGTTCCCCTCTACATCTTTTTCAGTTATATGACCTTTCTCTAAACAATAATCCGTCAAAGGTGTACCCCGAAAATGTCTTAATTCAAGACGTCTTATGATACTTGACTTGGGTAATAATTTTATAAAATCCTCTGTCATTTTCTTATCTTTTTCCCTTTCAAAAGGCACATTTACAATAAAATCAAACCTCATTGTAGAGCCTAAACCGTCTAAAGACCTAAGAAACTTCCCTATATCCTTACTATGTCCCCTATTATAAATTTCCGACATTCTTGGGGAAGCACTTTGAATACCAAATGTTACTGAATCCATTCCAGCATCCGTAAGCCTGTCCAGCATATCCCTATTGGCCAAACTTACATGACCGAAACAACGAAATCTCAATCCTGTTTTTGGAAACTCCCTTGAGAATTCTTTTATCCATTCATCCCCCCATGTGAGAATGGGATCTGAAAATACAATATCCTTTAAGTTAGGGAACATCTTTTGATACCTGCGTATTTCCATTATTACTCTTCTCACACTCTTCCTTCTTACTTTATATCTTTCTTTGTATAAGTTTTTCAATACCTGTTCAAAACAAAACGAGCAACGGAAGAAGCATCCTTTCATTGCATATAAAGATAGTCTATTAGTATCATATGGTGGATCAGTAAAAAAATATTCATCATCGGAACCATAGTAGTCAAACTCTAAAGCATCCAAATCCTTAACGGGGGATGGTTGCATGTAAAAATTAGTATTGCCGCTATTGCCTAAATTGAAACATATTTCACCTATAGCATTTCCAACCTCACCCCTATGAATATAGTCGGCATAAGGTTTCAAACTCTCTGGATCAGCCGTACCATGGTGTCCACCTATAAGTATTTTAGCATTTGAATGTGGTTTTATTTTAGATATAATTTCTTTAAACAAAGGGAGCAATGGAGACCTCAAACCAATACCTAAAATATCCGGGTTAGCATTGACTATATATTTTACAAGCTCATCTACCTGCTCCTCCGTATACGCCTCATCATCAAGAAAGTTGCCTTTAAAGAATAAACTTTTAACATCAAAACCTTCCTTCTTTAGTGTTGCATGTAAACCTCTTATGCCGTAGGAATACAAATCATATAAAGCCAACAATAACACTTTCATTGTGCTTCCCCTTTTTCCCGCAATTCCTCGCACAGTCTGATTGATGGCCTAACGTCCTCTATCCCAAATCCGTTGCCTGCCAATATCTCCTGATAGCTTTTCGTATGAAGGTCGGTAAACCCCTCATTGAAAGAACACTCATACCCGTCAATTTTTAATAACCTTGTGGGTGTATTATTTTTATTAATTGATAAATCAAAATAAGCCCGAACATCTTTAAACTTTAAAGACCCTTGGATTTTTTCGTTATTACGCTCATAAACCTCCACTGCTTCATAGTGTCCGAACAACCATTGCAGTAAATCAAACAAGTGTACCCCTATATTCGTAACCAACCCTCCAGACTTTTTTGTATCCGATTTCCAAGTATATTTATACCAATCGCCTCTTGGCGTAAAATACGTGAGTTCCGGATGGTCTACAATAACCAGACCGCCCCGTATGCCGTTCCTAAGCTGAATCAATTGCTCATTCAAACGAAGCTGAAGTATGCAGCTTATTTTCTTGTTGTACTGTTCTTCTACTTTCAAAAGCCCCTCTAAATGTCTTTCATTTAGCACCAAGGGTTTCTCGCATATTACGTTAGCCCCTAATCGTAAACCGAACCTACAATGAGAATCGTGTAAATTATTAGGAGAACAGATAGAAACGTAATCAATAGATCCGTATGTAGAGCAAAAACGGTCGAATTCTTCAAATACTTTAAAATACTGGCAATCAGGAAAACACGAGCCTAATATCCCAACAGAATCATACGGATCTAATGCTGCTATCAAGTTGCCGCCAACGTCTTTTATGGCCTTTAAATGTTTAGGGGCCACATAGCCAAGCCCCATTATTACAAAGTTCATTTCCAATACTCCGGGTCCGCATACTTCGCCATTTCAGGTTTTACATCACACTCGAATACATCAGCCTCTAAGCCCAGCTCTTTGCGTCTCGCCTGGTTCCTCAACCATTGCCGTTCGATATTGTCCCGATCCCGGAGATCTGCTTGGACATTTTTATTAGTGAATAAACCTTCCTGCATACCGTACATCCAATGGTGCGGTGAATTGATCCAGTGCATCCCCAGCTTGCGCCGAATGATCCGCAACTGAAAATCCGGATATTGTCCGATGGTATGAGAAGTCAGCCAAAATCCATCTTCATCAGGGATTGCAAACGGTGAATCGTCAAACCTCATCAACTCATAAGACTTCCGGGATACGTGAACGCAGTCCACGTCCTCGGGCATACCGTCCTTGTCAATCTCGGCCAGGAGGGCCTTTAATTCGTCAGAGCATTTCTCGTCAAAATCCAGGATAAAGAAAATCGACCCGAGCGGAATATATTGGAGTAGAATATTGGATTGAGTAGTTTCCTGGGCATGAAACCATTTTTCCCACTTGTGAGAATAAACTTCGACCTTATCGAATTGGTTCAGTTCGTGGACCGTATCATCAGAAGAACATCCGTCAATCACAATTATCCGGTCAACCCATGGCTCATCGTGGATATCGCCGATTACGGGTTTGACATAGGCGCCTTCGTTGAGGCCCTTCATTCCAATTATCATGCCAACAACTCCTTTAATGCCTTCTTCACCGTGAATTACAATTTAGGCTTGTACTCCAACAATGGGTCATACTCTTACAGACCTTCAACATATCCGGTTTCAGGTTGACAATTTTACACCCTTGGGCTTTGGGACCCACTACCCGCGGGGGCGCCGGCCCGTACAAGACAACAACATCCGTCCCCACTGCACCAGCCAAATGAGATAACAAGCTGTCAATTACAACGGCGGCCTTTGCATGTGCCATCACCCACGCACTTTCCCGCCAGGTCAGCTTACCGCAAAGGTCGAGGTCTGACTTGCATCTGATATCGCTCGGGCCACCAAGCTGGACTATTGGCAATCCTATTCCTTTCAAAGCCACGTCCATGTGGGGATACGATCGATATCTCTTGCTCCCGCCGGTCGTATGGACAACGATATATCCATCACCTATTTCACTCCCAACTGGAAATCGTCCCTAAAGAGTCACATCCAGATTATTAAACCCGCCTTTCAAGATGTGTTCTCCATGAGGATTATAGATCACCTGATACCGCCTCAGTAACCGCTCATCCCAATCAATAATTTCATCCACATACGGATTACCCTCCACAATGTCCTGGTAAACCCTCTGTGTCATGTAAACCAAATCCATATTCGGATGACGCTCCTTGATCCCCTTGAAACACTGGGTCGTCATTAAAACATCACCGGCAGACGAATGTTGAGCAAATAGCACTTTCTGGATCTTGGATCTCACCTTGACCTTAGCCGTAGCGTCCAGCAGGTCATTAATATTTCCCACACCCTCCAACCACTGCCCTGCTCTCTCAATCCCTTTTACACTCATCTGCTTTCGTAAGTCCGGATCAACAGCGACCTTTAAGATAGCATTCTTGATATCCTTTACCTTGCAGGCTTTTGATTCCACTTCAGACTTCCCGCCCGCGGTCATTACTGGAACAAAGGCCAGATCGTTACAGGGCACCATCTCAGCAACACCCATAACCAATTCTGTTTGAGACGTGGTGTCTGATGCGATAACAGGGGTCCCGCAGGCCATAGCTTCAAGAGGCAGTCTATGGCGTTGTAAACATCCACCATCTGTTCAGCAGAATATTTAACCCCCTGATTTTTCTGCACCATATCGCCAGAAATCGCTCCATAATCCTTCGCAATCTGTTTCAGGTTGTAAATCCCGCCCTCTAATTCAGTATGTAAATACAGTAAGATACTCGGGTTTTCACGCTTGGCCTCTAAGAAGGCTTTCAGTAGTCTTTCCGGAGATTTCCTGATTTGATTCTGTCCAACAAACCCATCGCTTGATACGGTCGGGAATACCGTCTTTCGTTTTATATCCCGGTCAGGCAAAGGCTTAAACAGTTCTGCGTTATATAAAGGTGGTTTGAAATACACCAAATGAGGCACTTCATTCTTGAGCACCTTCATTCCATACTCTGAGTACACTGCCGGCAAATCACAGTCTGATATCCACTTTGCCCAATCCAATCTCAAGTGCTGTAAATCGTAAGGGAATATAAACACAATCTTGAATTTCTTCTGATCCCTGATTTGCGTCAAACGATCCCAAATTAATTGGTATCGCCAGATATCGATTCCCACAAAACATAGGATGTCAAAATCAACTCTCTGTGTAACGCTGACCAATCTCTCGTTTCCCCAGAAGTCATTCAGGGTCGTAGCATTCACAATGGTAAACGGCATAGGGTTGAACACCATGTCCACGGGGTCCACATCATGAGAACAGAAGCAGGCAACCTGGTATTTCTTTTTATCCACTTGAGAAAGAACCGCGGCCATCATATTCCCGTTGCCAACCTGGGAACTTGGATGTTCACCTACGAATAAGACTTTTTTCATTCTTCACCCTCCGGTGATTGATTGGGGGAGGGCGGCGATCAACCGCCCCCAGACCACCCTGATTATCTATGATCCTCTTCTAAAATTGCTACATCCACCCCGGGGAATCTTCGAGTTTCCACTGTAGACACTTGATAATATTCCCCACTTGCAGGTTGAAACCTGTCCATTGACTGAACCCCTACAGTATGAGGGATGTAAAGTTCGTCCTTCCTCATTTCTAACAACGCTAACTCTTCATCACTTTCGAGATCGTTCCCATACAGTGCAGCCACCTGCATAGCATCACAATTACTCTTTATAGTCTCCCACTGAGTTTCCTTATGGTAAGTGTTGCTATCCCACGCTTCTCCACTGGGCCTAAGTAATTTTCCGTTCAATACATTGCATTTGTAGAATATTGTTGCATATTGAATGATCTCATCCTCAAACAATTCCGGGAGTTTATTCATTATCAAATAGCGATCAGACGTTTCATTAAATTCTATTACATCTCCGGTAACAACCTCTGTATCATACGAAATCATTGCCTGCCTGAACGCTTCAATTGTGAGAGGTTTTGTTGTTTGACTGGTTAAATCATAGGTGCCATATTCCCCTTCCACGTTAGTATCACGAATAATCGTGTATCCAGCCCCTACTTCAGCCAAAACCTCTTTTATATCTGTCCCGAGACCCATATTTTAAGAATTCTCATTCGGTGTGATAATCACTTCATTGTCTTCATCGTATGTACGATCTCGACCCGTTTGTCCCTCGCTTGCAAATCCAGCATTTAGTTTCGTTCCAGCAATCTCAAAACTCGAAACACCCGCAAATTCAAAGGCATCGTCTTCCATCGCCTTCGCAAAATCTTTATCCATACGATCAACCAACTTTGAATAATGTTCAAAACGATGCTGAAGATGAATGTTTTTATATCTGAATTTCGCCGCTGACTCAGACAATAAATAAAAGAAAATATGTCTTTTACTGCGTTCAAGTATCCACTTGATTTTGAAATTGGTAGATTGCGGCAATAACCAACCAGTATCCCTCTCGGCGGCCACCACAGCATTGTCGTAATCATCACCCTCAAGTTTCGACGTTAAACTCTTTAATTCCTGCTGAAGCAATATCGTCATCTCGGTCTTGGTCATTTCCCAGCCTCATCAGTTTGTTGTATTCTTTTTTAATTTTGGTAAGCATTTCGGGTTTAGGACTTCCGCCTTTTCGCCATCTATTTACTGTCCCATAGGACACATGAAGCAGATGTGATACAGCGGCAATCGTACCCTTCGCGTGGATTAGACCTTCCAGCTCCGGAAGGTGTTTGGTGGGCTTCTCTTCAGTTAAAAAGCTCGCGTTATCGGTTTCAGCCTCAACAATTTTATCCTCGGTTGCGACCTCCGGGGATTTATTCTCCCCGGATAACATCTCTCCAGTTGAATCTCCTCCCCCGGTATCTATTTGAGAATTCTCACTCACCCCAGACATAAGACCGTTCAGTATCCCGGGTTCCTGTTCATCTTCCTTAATTTCAGGTTCAACTTCTTTTTTTGGTACAGGCTTCGGCTCGGGGAATACCCGAACCAACCTCGATCCCTGTGCCACTTCCTGCATAATATCCCTTGGAATAGGGGATATAGAATCATCATATATCCCTTTCTTCCAAAGGTTCTCACCTTGCAAATTCTTCAATAATTCGACTTTCATGTCGATTGCCCTCCGTTAAGTAGGTTCAAAAATTACGGCAACAGCCATATTCCGCATCTCGGTTGTCGGGTTTGCTGTCCTGGTTAAGGTCATGTTATAAGTCAACATATCTCCAGGTGAAAGATCATTAGCAGCCGGGTTTACCACGGCCTGCGTAACGCCCGTGTCTCCACTTACCTTAGTTGTTTTGTTAGTTGATGCTTCCCCGCTCACATGAGCAATGATGGGGGCAGTAGTCAGGCAAGAGGTCCCGTTGATTTTAAGATCAACAGTAAGCGATAAGGTGTTGCTATCATCCTTTCCGCTTTCCTCGCAAGACAGCCAAAGGTCTTGAATCTTACCGCCGATATTAGACGCACCTAAAGGGGCATTGCTAACATTAGCGGTTAGCTCTCCAGACTTTAAGGCCATCATTGGCGACACTTCATTTGCCGCCCACTGCCTCATCGCACCTGGGGTGGAGTATGGGCCTAATTTCTGTTTCATACCATCACCCCCTTTATGCTACGTCTAATTGATATACTGCGTCCTCATGATTAAGGACCGGCAGACCCTTATCCGCAACCAGCAAGAAAACACCTTCAGGATCTTCCACAGTCCAACGCTTAGGTTGCTGTCCCCATTTCCTTGAAAGCATGTGGGGAGCCCTCATAAACTCGGCAATTGGCTCACCGTCAACAGAATCGGCCCACATAATGAACTTATCCGTTGGGACAAACTTCTTGGTCATATAAACCAGATCCTCAGTAGCCTTGTAGGAAGATGAGAGCGTTCCGGTACAGGTTATGGTACTCGCATTTGTGTCTATCGATGCGATGGTTAAGGTTTCTTTTGTGTTCGCTGACGTGTCAAGCACGGTTAAAGTTCCACCCACCTCAAAATCGGTGGTGTTATCGACATAAGCCGTCGGAGAAGCTGCGGCTGTCAATGCTGCCGTCAAGAATGACCGGATCTGATACGCTTCATCATACAAGTGCATATTCTGGATTCCGACCAAACTGCCAATCACGCCCAAAGGATTCTGGAATAGATCCCCTTCACCGTAAGACGACTTCTGAAGAAGCGTCTGGATGGTATCATCGAAGATCATATACTTCAGGACCTCGGTTGTGAATATGGCATGGTTCAAAATACCGGCATTCGCATTGCTTATCACAAGTTTCGCGGCAAAAATGTCCTGAGCGATGTCTCGCTTAGTTCCGTCACTCCACTTGTAATCGACACCCAAAGCGACCTTGTTGTCGTCCGGGATGCCATAATCAATCGTAATGTAGGCGCCCGTATAATCCTCATACGTGAAGCCGTCATTACAAAGCATCTGAGCGATCATCCACTCTTTTCTGCGGTATGACCTGTTGCTCATGTTGCTTGTCTGCCTGGCGAGCGTCCTTGACGCCTGCTGGTATTTACGATCAGTCCCTAACTGCCGAATGTTGTTCAGGAAAGAAGCTCCAAAAAAGGTTCGCTCCTTCCAAAACGCAGCATGGGCTTTATTTATCCCGCTACCCGGCACTACCGTATCGGGGGCCTCTGCATCTTCAGCCGCAAACGGGGTTAAACCCCTGCTGCCGATCTGAGATTCCCATTCAATATCGTCCGATTCATAGTCTGTCTCACCGAATATTTTCTGGAGAATCAGATTAGGCGGAGCCATAAACTTGGTAACGAGCTTGTTCAATACTGTCAGCCGTAAGGCTGGTATATCACTAACACTAATAGGCATAATATTTCACCTCCTTTCCTTTCTTACATCACCAGATATGGTCCGTTCTCAACAGACCCGGAAAGGTCCGTAAGAACATCGGCGTTATAGTTATACAAACTGTTCTTGTAAAGCATGGCGTTCTTGATAATCAAAACACCTTGCCCACCCTTGGCATCCTCACCTACACCACAGTCCACGGTCGCCTTCAAAATACCCACTGCCTTGACGTATGGCGTGCTGGATGAACTCTGAATTGTAATCGCAGCGCCTTTAGCCAGCGTTTCAGAATCAAACGATCCGCCCACTGTAATTGCCGCAACGTGAGAGTATGTAGTCCGATCAATCGCTGAAATTTGTCCAAGGTCTACATTTCCCTGATCGCTATCGGATGAAGTTAGGTAATCATCAGCCCTAAATTTCCAACTATCATCCATGGTTACTTGCGCTTCAGATCCGCTTCCTGGTGCTGCCGTTAAATAGGCAAGCCCCCAAACATTGGCAAGCGCGGCGGCCATCCCAGTAGAATCAAACGGGACATACGGAACATATTGATCTATCCTGTCTCCGCCTTCTGAAATCATGGCCATAACAGCCCCAGCCTTTACCACTCCATACCCTGCCGGGATGGTAATTATCTTTGCCAAGGCACGACTCGGGTCACTGTAAAAGAGCCTTTTCAGGTCTTCTTGAGATCCCCTGTTAATATAAGGCGTATCTCCTAATGGCATATTACTTCACCTCCTTTTCACCACCTGCAAGGGCAAACATCTCGTCTGCCAAATCCTCGTCAGCCTGGTCTTCTTTCTTCAGCTTTGCGTTTTCGCCATCAACATCCTTGGCCGCAATACCAAAACCAGACACTTCTGAAGTTATGCCCCGGGATTCCCAATCTTCGATCTCGGCGTCAACCGCCTTTCCGAATGATTCGGTGTCAAACTGATCATCCTTGATAAACTCATCAAAAGTGACCTGATTTTTCACCTTGTCATACAACCGATCCGGTATTGTGCTTTCGCTCAACTTCTCATTCCAGATCATCCTAGCATCAGACTTCAGCTCCTTTTCCGTGCGAATGGCCTCAGACTTCTGAAGCGCAGCAATTTCTTTTTGCAATCCTTTACGCTCATCGCTATGACCATCTCGCTCCTGGGCCAGCTTATCCTCAAGGTCCGTTTTTTCTTTACCGAACTTATCGGAAAGCGTCTTGGTTACGTCATCAGTGGTTTTCGTCACGATTTCGGCCAAAAGCTCAGGGTGTTCTTTACTCAACTGCTCAAAATCCATTTCCTTCACCTCCTTATTGAGTTGTTTATTATCGGATTGGTCGCTCCGAGCGTTGCTTATAGTTTCAAGACTTATTTCTATTTCATCACTTGCAAAAGCCGCCGATTTCGTGTTGGTGTCATACCCAAACACGCAGACTGACGCCTCTTTGAATACAGATTTTCGCCAGATGGATGCAGGGCCTTTGAGTGTTACTCCGTTTGCCTCTGCCTTCTCACCTTCGGAAACTCTTTCAATAATAGTCGGGTTGGCGTAAATGCTACTTTCATAAGGAAAGCCGGACTTCGATAGCTTTATGAATTCCGCGCTTTCCGGGGTGTCAACAAATTGGGCCGTATTAAATTCAATCGCTCCCGTTGAAATATCCGGCTTTTTCGCAAAAGCAATCTTTTTGGAAGTCTCGTGGTTTTCAAGAATAGGATATTGCTTTTTCGGGAAAGACATTCCGGCCAAATCGATTAGCAGGTCGCCCCAATACCAGTGACCCTTGATAACTCCACCGCTATATGCAATCATGTGAAAGTTGTCTTCATCGTCCTTGTCCTTATTCACTCGGGCAAACCCTTTGTGATCCATAAAATGCAGGGCTGCTTTCGGCATCTTTACGGCTTCCATTATTTCTTCTCCTTTTCCTTGTCTTTTTTCTTATCCCTCGCCGGTTCCGCCTGCTGACTCTCTTGAATACTCTCCGCATCCACTGTCATTGGTAGTTCCGGGTATTTCCGCTTTTCAGTTTCATACTGAAGACGTAATTTCGGATAATTCGCATAACCTAATTTCCGAACCAGCTCAGACGTGGGTATCCCGGCGGTGTCACCCAGATTGGCGTGTTTGACACCGAAAGCGGCCCTGGCCCTGGCTTCCATGTCGTTGATTTCTGATGTCGGGAAATTAATATCGATAAGTCGCTCGGGACATTTCTTGACGGGCTTGAAAATAACTTCAGGTTCGCTATCTTCTGATTTACCGGGTTTAAAGGCCACTGCCTCATTCACGCTGAAGAATTCCGGAAAGTCGGTCACTTGTGAGCGTAGGAAGAAAATACTCCCCCAGAAGTCGTACCGTAAAAACTTCTCAAAATAAGAGATTTCATCTGATGTCCGGTCACTCATTGGGCCGCGGGATTCCTTAACCGACGCAAACGTCCCTTTTGACTGCCCACTACTCACATCCTCGGGTTCATTTAGCCCTGATGTGACCATGGCCATAATATCGGTATCAGAATCGGATATACCCTGTAAACCTGGGCTCGACGCCTTCATTTCCATGTTCGGACCCAGCACCATCGTTCCGCCTGGGGTTTTCTTGGCCGCAATGCCGGTTTTCTGCCGATCGGCGTCTGACATCTTCAACCACTGAATCCATGATTTTACGTCCGTGAAATTCACGATCCACACATAGGCGCCCGCAGACTTCTTGTGATCCAGCTCGTACTTCTTAATGTCCTCGTAATACTGCACCCATTCAAGGACCGTGCGAATATGGCCGATGTTTCGCCGGGTAATTAGGCTCTGGTCCCACGCAACAATAAATCGATAGAAACCACCCATTTTCTTGTAAATCTTCTTTCTGGACCGGCTATTTTTCAACGCAGCCGAATCAAACGCCTTATTTCGCTTGGCGTACTCAATCCATTTAGGGTATCGGGCAAGGAAAATCGACGGGACTTGTTCGTCTATGTTGTTAATATCGTCTTTTATGCAGTAGATGAGAGGGGTTGTGGTCTTACTGGGATGGAATATGATACCGGATTCTTCTTGGTTGGATTCCATGGCGGATGGATCAATAAAATCGACTTCTATAAATCCAGTATCGTGACAGGTGAGACATAAAAACAACTCCCCTTCGATTTTCCCCCTGCCAACGTACTTCGGGTAGTAATTATAGAGCCGGTTCCGGGGATCAAGCTCGATTTCCTCTATAACATCCTGAATCTGTTGAATTTCCGAACTAATCTCAAAACCAAAACCAGCGAGGCGTCCTATAAGACCTTTGGTGGCAGTGGCTACCTGGGGGTTTCGGGTAGCTTTCAGAAAACATTGCTCCTGTAGAACGCTCCTGGTTATGGAAGAATCATCCTTGTCGGGATAGGCGGACATTTCCCCGGTGTCGGGATCTCGATAACCTGCCTCATCAGGGCTATATTGCCACGGGGTACTCATGGCAAGCTCCCGGGCAACTACTTCGAGATACTTATCAGGGACATCATCTATAGTGAGTTCTGGTTTTTTTGGCATGGTCTCCATAAAAAAAGCCGAATTAGGAAGTATAGGCGGCGGAGGAAGATCCGCTATCTTTTCCCAATTCGGCTTTCGTGAAGCTCTATTTAACTATTCTGACCCTCGGGGGGTTCAACTACCTGGCTTTAAAATTTATTATCGCATCCACAACTCCTGCATCTAACCGTTATTCCGCGCACAAAGTATTCCTGCTTCCCTTTGAATAATAACGCATTACATTTACGACAACGAACCTCAATTTCTCTCATTTAACCTCGTTCTCATGTATAAGAAAAACTTATGTATAGTTCTCACCTATCACAAAAACTTATAGATGTCAAGGGAAAAATGGATCTTATCATATCTCCCATAAATTCCAATTTAGTATTCTACCTCATCAACAGGCCCATCATTCAACTCAGTTTTGAAAATTAAAGTATTAATACAAGCCATTCCACCAATTGATTCAGAAACTTCCGCAACCTCTGTCTCAGTTGGCTCATGATCGAAAGACGCAACAGCCAGCTCATTACAGTCTGGACACGATTTAGACACTACAATTCAAATTGCCATATCACCACCTCCCCAGCAAT